GGTTAGTTGATGATTTAAAGATAGCACGAATTAATCGCCTAACAACTCTGACCAGTTGATCCAGCCGCGATTAACACAAGTTAGCTTTCCGCTTCCAAGCAATTCGTCGCGCATACCTAACGCCCTCAACACCCTGGTAGGAACAATCAGCATATGTGAGTTTTGCGATCTTGCGCATTTTCTAAGATCGACAATTGCCTTTTGCTTTTTGTAAAACTCGTTTTGTTGGTCGCTGTAGTGCATGCCGCTTTGCTCCTGACCTAGTTTCGGGATCGTGCGTAGCTGCTTAATTACTTTTAACATCGCTACTCATTCGCCTTGATCCTTTGCTAATAGTACTAAGTCTTCAACTACCGCATCCCTCCACAGGGTAAGAACTCGCTGTTTACTGGGCGGTACATTGTCATTCCCCGTTTCGTCTACTTCATAAGATACCTGCAATACAAGTACGGATTTAGCTAGAAATCTTTTCTGCTCTCGGAATCTAGTTTTCATTGCTCTTACTCCTTATTTTTAGTTTTTATATGCGCTCACATATATTTGTGTTGTTTCCACCATAAATAACCTTTGATCACCGCGAACGTATATATATGCGGATGTCACTCATTCGCATTGTTTCTTATTTTTAGTTTACTTTTAGCCGCTTTTTTGGCTGTTTGGCGCTATAAGTAAAGTATTATTTGTTTAGCTCTTGCTCTATTTGATCTAAGCATTCACTCATGCTCATTGGCTTCATCGTTGATGCCATCATCCCATAAAGATCATTTACTGAGTCAATAACCTCCTGCTTTGACTTCCAAATCTCAGCCTCAAGCAAACCAATCAATGATTGTGCTTCGTCGTTTGCTTGTTGTAGCCTCTGATACTCATCCATTTGTATCTGGACAATCTTGCGTAGTTCTCTTGCTGACTTACCATCTAAGTTGTTAATCATTTAGTTACTCATGCTTGGCACAATGCCGTTTGTTACTTGCTATAGTGACCACTATACAGGTTTTACGCTGTATAGTGGTTTGACCAGTTGCTATAAAAACGATGGCACGCTAGCCGATGCAATGGGGTTGTAGTTTGTCTTGATTGCCACTGAACCGATGATCTCAGCTTTCATGGCCTCAGACATGACTTTCACCATTTCGCTGCGCATTAACTTGTCGTTTTCGAGCTTATTCAGCATAATATCGTGAACGCCTTCCAGTTCTTCTGTCATAAACACTTTGACTTGGACGGGCTTAGTCTGACCAAAACGCCATTGCCTGCGCACAGATTGATAGAATTGCTCAAACGAGTAAGTCGGTCCAACAAAAGCCATTTTGCAGCTATTTTGGTAGTTCATACCAAAGCCAGCAATTTTAGCCTTGCTAACTAAAATCGGATATTTACCACTTGCGAAACCTAGCAAGCGATCCTCTTTTGCTTCTTGCTTGTGACTTCCCGCAACTTCTACCGCGCCAACTATAGCATCGGTTAGCATTGCGCTTTCTTCGTTTGACTCAGCCCAAACTAGGCATGGTTCATCAAGTGAATTAACCCATTCTGCGCACGCATTAACACGGTCTTGCACGCTTACCTTTTTAGCTGTACGTACATCAGTGAGGCCGCGAGCAACATCGGCAAACAAGCCGTTTTTGACCTTGGCATCAAGCACAACTTTATCAATTGACAAAGGCGGCAGATCGTAACTATCAGACTCAAAGCCAAGATCAGACGGGCTAGAAATAACCACGGACCACGTCGCCATCCATTCCCAAAACTTTGCAACAGCGTGGCCTTTTAATCGCCACTTTTGAGTTTCGCTTCCGTCGTGCGTGAAGTACATTGCCAGCATTTCAACTTGTGACATAACACCCAAGAACTCGCATTGCGTGCCAAGCTCCATGAAGTCGTTGGGGCTTGGTGTAGCAGTACACGATAGGCGATAGGGTATACTTTTGGCAAAGTCCGTTAGCATCTTCCTATATGCGCCTGATTGACCTTTCAATATACTAGATTCATCCAGCACAATCCCGCTGTAGTCATCTGGATTAAATCGGTCCAACATTTCATAGTTAGTGATCTGAATGTCATAAGCGTGATCAGGCTCGCGCACATACTTGACGCTTGCGTCAATGTCAAACTTTTCTGCCTCGCGCTCAGTTTGCTTGCCAACTGCTAAAGGCGCTAACAATAAAACAGGCTTGAGCGTATGCGTCGCAACTTGTTTAGCCCACTCTAATTGCATGAGCGTCTTACCTAGTCCTGTATCAGCAAAAATAGCAGCCTTGCCGCGCTTGCATGCCCACTCGACGATTGGCTTTTGGTGTAGCCATAAGGCTGGATTGAGGTTTGTGGCCTCGAATCCAGCGCTTACAGCGTTAAATGACTTTGATTTTATAAACTCTTGATAATCCATATTAAATCCTACACATTGAAATCACATTCAAAATGCCGCCTTCCCTGAAATACATTTGTGAATCAGTGAAAAGCAACTCGACAGATTCAGACTTTACCACTCTCAAAGCGTCGATCAGGTACGATGAGTTAAAACTCATTTCAAAGTCTGCCGACGTTTCACAATCAAAGCCGATCTTTGCGTCCTCATTTCGACCACTTCTTGATCTGATTGTTGACTCGTCGCAGAAGTGGAAAATAACATTGCCGGAGTCTGGCGCGTTAATCTGAGCGGCTTTGATCGCGTCGATAAAATCAGCACGATCAACACTTACATTGTTAATGCTGGATTGCGGGATCGCTCGTTCATATCCGATGTATTTACCGTCAATCAACTTGCATTTGAACTCGTATGACTCGTCAATAATTGACATTACATTGTCAGATAAAAACACTGTTCCACTGATATCAAGCGGTATTTTGTTGACTGCTTCAATGCTTACAATGGCGCTTTTTGACAACCCTAGGTCAATCACGCACATTCTATGGCCGTTAGTTGCTACCGCATGACCACCAATAAATACGCCGTTTAGCATATGCCTGACGTCGTTCTTTGCGGCTGCAAATGATACCGCCTTGATCGTGTCAATCAGATTGGATGGCGTTACGCCGTCAATTTTGTGATCATCGACTGACTTGGGATAGGCTGGATAGGCTTCTGCGCTAACCGTTTGGATCTTGAATTGTCTACGTCCATGCTTAACAATCAACTGATCTTTAAGTATCACCGTTGGAGATTTACACGCATCAACTGATTGCATGAATTTAACTGCGTTTACAGCAATGCTGAAATCAGTTTCAACATCTGCGCTTAACACGCGAACAATCTCAACAATGCCATCACCGCCAGTTAGTTTGACTTCGTTGCGGGTAGAGTCACATTCAATCAATACGCATTCAAACGCTTGGTTGGCGTGGCGTGATGCAGCGGTTTTACATACTTGCTTTACGTACTCGATGTGGTCTTTTGTTAATGTAAACATTTAAAATAACTCCGTTTGATCTTCAATTAATTCTGCTTTATCTAAGTTCTTTTTAGCAACTTGGAAATAACTACTTTTTAATTCGGTGCCGATAAACTTGCGGCCCATCTGTACAGCGACATAGCCCTCGCTACCAATCCCTAAAAACGGACTGAATACAACGTCGCCAGGTTTAGACCATAGCTGATTACAGCGCTCAATAACATCAAGCTGCAATGGGCAAATGTGGCGCTCGTCGTTTTGCTCGCGTGCGCTTCTAAATTGCAGCGTATTAGTCTGATTAATGTCATGCCAAACTGGGCTAGCGTAGTGCTGCCATACGTCGATAGAGCTACCTGTGCCGCGTTTTTGCTTGGTGCGCCCATCAACGTCAAAGCTGATAAACTTATTGCCTTGGATCGCGTCGGGTGACTCTCGCTTAGTGTATTCGTTTAAATCGGTTTCACCAACGTAATACTTGAATTCACCGCTGATCGGCTCGATGTTTTCGCCAGGCTTACGGAATATAACAACGTGATCCGGTATACCTTGACGGCTCATAGATGAATCTTTTTTGATTGTCGCGTGCAATAAACCTAGCGCCTTGGTGCGCTGCATTGCTAGTACAGGATCTTTCCATATGCAAACCTCTGAGTGATAAATCCATCCCGCGTCAATGTGTGCGCGAATAATCTCGCCGCGAAAGTCATACATGCCTATAAAACCATCGCGGCCCTTAGTTGTTGGCAAGTTCATGCAATGCACAGCAGTTAATCTGCCAGGCTTAGTGATCCGCAGCTTTTCTTTTATTAGGTACTTGTATTGCTGGAAAAACTCGTCATGCGTTGCGCTGTTTCCCATGTCGCGATCACTGTTTGAGTACGTATAAAGCGAGCTAAACGGTGGCGAATATACGCTAAATCCGATTGAATTATCAGGCAATTGGCTTGCTATCTCGACGCAATCAGCATTGTAAATGTGGAAGTTATCGCCCTTGTATTCTTCTATTGCTTGCATAATTTCATTAGTCCTTTTTCGTCAGTTGTTGGATTTGAGAAGTTCTTGCGGTTGTACTTGTTGATCTTGCCTTTCCAAGTAAAGTTATAAATCTTAGGTTTCTTCATGGTATTTACTCCTAATTAATTGAGTTGCTAACCTACAACAAAAAAGGGCCGGAACATATCCGACCAGTTTTTGCACTAATAACCGTAGCCGCTGCCGTCGCCATCGCCGCCGCCGTAGCCGTAGCCGTAGCCGTAGCCGTAGCCGTAGCCGTTGCCGCTGCCGTAGCCATCGCCGTTGCCGCTGCCGTAGCCATCGCCGTTGCCGCTGCCGTAGCCATCGCCGTCGCCGTAGCCGTAGTCGTAGCCGTAGCCGTAGCCGTAGCCGTTGCCGTAGCCGTATCCGTTGCCGTAGCCGTTGCCGCTGCCGTTGCCAGTTATTTTAATTCCGCATGATTCGGCATCCATTTACCAGTTAGCCTCATTCACATTCATTCGCATTACTATCGACAACTCATGAACTTGAACGGGCGGACACTTATCTAAAACAGTCTCGCTTAGCGGTCCATTTTCTGCAAGCTCGCCTAGTCCGTTAGATGTTCCCCATATTCTTATTACTGAGCAATTTGACACGCTAACGGTTGATGCCTCTTGAGACACGTCGCCAACAACTACCCATCCACGTTGCAGCACTAAAATTTGCTTTTTGGTTGGTTTAGTTTCGATTAAATCTGCTTTTGTGTAACTTACGCCGTTTACTTCGATTGTGTTTTGCATTTTATTTACTCCTAATTAATTGAGTTGCTAATCTATCATTTATACGCCTGCTAACATATCCGACCAGTTGGCTATGTGTCATAAAGCCCCGCTTTAATTGCTTTATAATGTATTCCGTCGCCGCCATTTTGACCGATTGCCTCGATTCTTTCCTCGCTTTCGGGCCAATCTGGTTTGCTTTCTTCATCTATTAGCCTTTGCAGATATTCTGCCATGTCTAACGCTTCTTCTTTCGCGTGTTGTAGCCACTGTGCGCGGCTCAATTGGTTATCGTCGATAGATACGCCGTATTTACTTAACCCCATTCGCCTGCGTTGCTGTAACTCGCTGCAAAGTCTATCTGTTGTATTCATTTGCTTACCTCTCTTTTAAAAAATTTCGTTATGTGTGGGTGGGTTTTGATTGATGTTATGATCGCCAGCGGTCCCGCTAAAATAAACGCCATGCCTTGAGTCGTAAATAGGTCGCCAGCCGCCAAGCCGCCAATAATGGCGAATACATAAAACTGACTATAGCCGATCAAAAGGCTACCGATGGCCGCACCAATGCAGTTAGAATCGCGCACCATTTGCGACTGTACGCCCAGTAAAAACACGACAGAAAACTGACATATAAATATTAATAGCTCACTCATTTTTTTGACTCGTATATTATTTTTGCAACTGTTTTAACATCGTCTAAAAAGTCAGGCATTTGCTCTGCCACTTTATCAAGTGCCGCCTTTCTTTCTCGTTTTGTTGCGTATTGTGCAACACTCCACGCAACGTCATAAACTGATAATTTAAGCCAGTTATTAACCATCTCGCATGCGTTATTTGCTTTCATGTCTCCACGGCGCACCGCTTCGAGTTCAAGCCTTGCTTTTTCTAGCTCTTCCACTTTTCAAACTCCTGTATAAATGCTTTTGCGCCAAGCGCCACGAATACATAACACCCTTGATCATGACACGCCTGTAAATACTCAATTTGCCCTTTTTGCCAAGCGCAAATAGTGTGGTCCTGCCTTTTTAGCTCGCATACTAGCGACGGGTTGCCGGGTATAATTATGTCACTTGCGCCAGGTGTCATACCCTCAGCTTTTTGCCTGCTAACCTGTCCATGTGTGCGCTTGCCCTCGTTGCGTGGGTGGATTGCGATCCGCCCGTATGTTTCTGGATAATGCTTGCGCAGGTAGTTAAAGACCGTCACTTGCTCTGAGCTTTCAACGGGGCATTTTTTATTTCGGTACGATTGATCGCCCGCGACTTTAAGCCATTTCTGGAATTTCATCGAGTTCCCTATTGTGGTCATATACAGTGTAAAAATCAGATCCGCGCTGCCTAACTGCGGTTATCGTTTTTGGCTTTCGCCCTTCAAATTCGTTTATTAGTCGCATGAAGTCCGACGGATCATCGGCATACTTACCAAAAACGGCATTACACAATGATTCCCAGTTGCGCTGATGCCTTGCCATTGATGACGGGAAATAGTAAACGTCAAACGTTCGATAGTCCGTTGTATATGTGACTTTTAAAGTCTCGTTTCCTTTTTGGCTTATATGCGAGCGACAAAGCCATGATTGCACCGCATCAGTACTAACGCTATACGGGTCCGACTTCATTTTATGAAACTCGATCACCAGCTTTTCATTTGGGTCCACCAGCTCGCTTTTGCACGACTCACAATAACGCGCGGCTATATCATTTTCATGGCCGCAATCGTCGCATTGCTTTAAGCTCCACCTGTACTCGCACCGGACAGCCTCACCTTTAACAATTGTTTGGCCTCCACATCTGCGCCCGAAATGCGCGGGCATTTCCTTTTCATCGTCCGTCAATACCCTTTCACCGAGCAGATCAACAAAATATCCACTATCGTCAATCTCGAATCCTTCATCGTTTTTGCGGCCTGCAAATATATTCGTTACGCCGCACATAGGGCAATCGCATTCAATATCAAATGATTCAGTTGGCCTTGACACGCTTATGCGCGGGTCGAATACGTCCCCGCCAGGGCAATGCCTCGCTATGTTTTCGGCATAGTCAGAAACTAAACAGTTTTTTTTATCTGGGTCAAGTCGCAAGCCGCGCCCTATAATTTGTTGCAATAATCCCGCTGATTCAGTTGCGCGTAGAATGACAACATGGTCAACGTGCGAAGCGTCAAAGCCAGTTGTTAATACAGCTACGTTTACCAGATATTTAAACCGCCTCTTTTTAAAATCGCTTATAATTTTTTCGCGTTGCGTCTTGCCCGTTGCGCCCGTTATGATCTGCGCATTGTTCGGATCAAGGCTTTGCATGACCTCATTTGCGTGCTGAATAGTTGCCGCAAATACCATAACGCCAACTCTATCATGCGAGTTTGCAACAAAGTCAGACACGATCGCGCTTGTTTTTCTGCCTTGCCCTTCAAACACGCGCTCGATCTCTCTTGCGTCAAACTTGCCCTTTTTATCAACTGACAAACTGGCAGCGTCGTAATGTATTGCGGTTGGCTCAAACACTGGCAGAGTGAGATAGTTTTGCTCGATCAACTCACGCGCCGTTATTCTACAAACAAGCGTATTAAAGTACGGGTTGCGCGTCGTATCTTCTGGTACAGGCTCGCCTTTTTCATTGTATTGATAAATGTAACCCATGCCCATACGGTACGGCGTTGCGGTGCATCCTATAACGCGCGCTTTTGGGTTTTGTGTGCGTATGTGGTCAATAATGGCTTGTACCGTTGGCGTGATCCCGTGGGCCTCGTCAACGATTACGGCGGCATAGTTGCTGCCAAACTTTGACAATGCGCCTTTGACGCTTTGCGGAGAACCAAAAACCACATCATGCGCCAGTGACTTGCTAATGCTTGCACAGTAAATGCTGGCAGGATTGCCAGTTGCTAGGTATTTAGCGTGATTTTGCTCAACCAACTCTTTACTTGGCGCAAGGCATAACACTTTTTTACCGCTATGCTCGTTAACCCATCCCGCCACGGCTGCGATTATGTGGGACTTTCCCGCACCCGTCGCTGCGTCGATCAAGCATGGTTCAAATGACTTTTTAACCCACTCAATGATCGAATCAACCGCCCCTTGCTGGTATGGTCTTAGTTTCATTTAATCAAACCTTGGTTAAAAATATGCGCAACAACGTCAACAGTCCAGCCATTTCCTAGCATTTTGTATCGCTGCGTGTTGCTTACGTGGTTTGTGTAGTTGTCTGGTACGGCTTGAAGTCTTTCGCATTCTATTGGGGTTAGTTTGCGGTAAGCCTTGCCGTTTGAATATCTACCAGGCGGTAAACTCGAAGCCACCGTATCTTTTTGTACGGCAGTAAGTGAATTTGACTTATCGCCATCACGTACTTCTAACGTCTGCTGTGTTAGCCCATCAACCTTAAACCCTTTCCCATCTTGACGTTCACCACCTGCAATGTAGCGGCCTCGCACAGCGGCTGGATTGATATAATCCCCCTGCCTACCATTCTTTACGTATTCCATAGCCGACAAGCTTTTGGCTTTACCGCTTAAATCGTCGCGTAATATGTGGGCGTTTCTTGTTTTAAACCTATCACTCATAAAGGTTGGATTCTCTGGATCAACCTCCAAAATATCAACCAGTACAACACTCCTATCCTCTGGCTGCGCTACCTCCCAATTGCACCAGTAATAACGCTGGCGATTTTGCGCACTCACTAACGCGCTATTGATGAAAACAGGCTCTACCCCTAAATGCTCACTGATAACCGCTAGGTATTCTTTTTTCATCTTCACGTTTTCAAGCATAAACCTTACGTTAGGGTTAACTCTTTTTATGTGGTTGAGAATATCAACATAGACAAAAAACAACTTGCTTCGGGGGTCGTCAAATGCGAGTTGCTTACCAGCAATGCTAAAGCCCTGGCATGGTGAACCACCGATTAATAAGTCAATCGAAGCCCAATCAACGCCCCATTCTCGCCATTGGGTAACATCACCTAGCTGTACCGTGTCAGGATAATTCGCCTGTGTTACCTTGATAGCGTATTTATCCAACTCGGACGCATAGTAAGCATCTGGCTTAATGCCAATTCGGTTTAGTGCGATTTGCCCGCAACTCATCCCGTCAAATAAACTTAGTACTTTCATCATTTAATCATCCAATAATTAGTTGGCTTACCGCGGTACGGCTCAAGGTCAGCGTTGGGGAACAAATCCTTAATCGCTTTTGAGTATGATACACTACCCTTACGCTCAACTGGTGTGACCAGTAAGCCACTAATATTAGCTTTGTCACCGTCTGCGATCTCTATCAGCTCGCTTTTTGCGTCCTCTAACTGCGCCTTTGCTAGTTCTAGCATTTGGTTAGCGTCGCGGTACTTTTGCGCGGCCTTTTCAGCTTTTACGCTTTTAACTAGCGGCGCTAAATGCTTATCAGGATTTTTACACTCCTTAACAAAATCGTCATAAAACGCTTTCAGCTTTGGTACATTCTCGTCAATCCACTCTTGATTGAACTCGATATATTCCAGTCTATCGTTATACGCTGACCACTGATAAAAATGCGCCCACTTTAAACCAGTGCAATACATTTCAATTTGCACTTGTGCGTAGTAGTGCGGCTGGTCCTCAAGTAATAAAAACGTATTATCAACATCGTGGCGCTTGCCGAACGGGCATTTTATTTCAAGTATTCCGGTTTCGTCTGTTATTCCATCGGGTGACGCGCCAAGCCAATCGTGTTCAGGGTGTACATAAAAGCCAACTTCCTCGACGTCTTTACCGCTCACCATTTCGTAGTCAATCAGTGCGGTTGGCTCGTTTCTAACGCCGTACTCGGTGGCAATATTGCCTTTAAACTCAGATTCAGCGTCATGAAAAGCACGCACCATTGAACGCATTGCATCGTTTGCGCTCATCCACGGGTTAATATTTAATACGGCCCCTACCATTGATCCAGTTACGCGCCCTTTGCGGGCCTTAAACCATTCTTCGCTTCTTTGTTCCATAGTTAAAAAAGGCGCATTTCTGCGCCTACCCTCATTTTGTTAATTAAAAACCGATATCGTCGTCATCATCTTCGATAACTGGCTCAGGTTCGGGCGCTGGCTTTGACTTTTGCTTGGACGGGCTAACCGCGCTGATCCAGTTGCCTTCCGCCGTTGTGCCGTCGTCTTTGTCCATCTTCCAAGATTGTAGAAGCAATACCATAGGCTTTTGTAGTAAGTGCTTTTGCAAGTCCTGATCGCTTGGCTTTCCGCTCACCTTCAACAATCCACCGCCACAATTAGCAGAGATAGCCGCAAGCATGCGCTTGTCTTTATCGCCTTTTTTCGCGGGATCTTTGTTGTATGGGTGGTTGCCTAATACCCATAATTTTTGAAAAATCTTGCGGTTTTTATACTCAGCGGGCGCAAGCACAGTATGACGCAATGAAATATACTCGTTACCGTCGTTGTCGCCGTCCCACTTAGCTTCGTCGATTGCTGACTTGACTTGTGTATCTTTAGGGATCGGCGCAAGATCGCCGCCACCTGTTTCATACTGGCCAGTCGTGTCTAACTTTTCGGTTTTATCTTCTAATTCCCAAAATGACATAATTATTTACTCTCTTTTTTGTTGGTTGGTTGGTTGGTTTTTAAAGCCGGTATAAATTCAACGAATGGATTCTTGCCATGCGGGACATCAATATCGTCATCTATACCGTATCGGTTTTTACTTACTTGCGCGGCGGCTGTATAACAAACAGCGATACGATTACCGCTAGAAATAGCTTTCTTTCGCTCACCGTCGCCCGTTGTGAATGTTTCAAGTTTCAGGTATGCCACTAGGTCTACATTGTCAACATAGTGAGGTGTACACTTCTTATGCAAGCGCAATTCATAGCGGCTGTATGGGTCTTGGTCAGGTAGTTCAATTGTGCTTACATCTGAGTGAGCAATAAACACAACATTCATGCCGCGCTTTTCGTTTAACATCTTGGCGGCCTTTCTTAGTCGGCCATGCATTGACGAAACAGCCAAATAGCCCGCGCCATAGCCTCCATTGGCTTGCGCTAATGATTTAGGGTTTTTCGGGTCTTGCTCAATCACGTGTTCGCCAAATAATGTCTCTAGCTGAGTAACCGAATCAATAACAACCGTTTTATAGTCGTGCTCCTCTTTTATAAGTGTTGTTAATTGCTCCCAAAGTTGATCCACTTTTGAAACAACTGGAAAGGCATCAGGGCGAATATTTGAAGGTACGGCCTGCAAACCATCTTCAATGCGGATAAAGATTGGTTTCGGAAATGTAGCGCCTAGTGTGGTTTTTCCCGTTCCTGCATCACCTGTAATGGTGGCTATGACCGGACGGTCATCGGGTTTAGATATAGTAGATAATAATGACATTTATTTGCCTCCTCTTTTTCTCTACGGTTGAAACTATAGAATAATTAAATTATAGTTGTCAACACAAAACGAAACAAAAGAGTAAATAAAAATGAAAACACAACAACAGATAGAGCAGCAACAAAGGGATCAATTAAGTAAATTGATTACATGGGTGGGAACTAGGAGAAGGCTGGCCGCAGAGCTTGGCGTATCTCGCCAGGTTGTTTATGGATGGGTGGACCGTGGGCGCATTAGCGCAACGGCTGCAACTCAGGTTCATATAAAAACAGATGGATTGTTTAGGCGCGAAGATCTGCGCCCGGACGTTAGAGAGTGGAAAGAGGAAATTTAATGGCTAATCAATACGATTTTATCGACGCAGGGATCAAGGTATTTGGGTTATACGGGGCAAAGGGTGATCTATGCGATTGCGGAAACCCAGACTGCAAGGCGCTTTTCAAGCACCCAATAGCATCAAACTGGCAACATACGCCCGATTGGTCGGACGAGCAGCTAGAAACAATGGACGAGATGGGCCACTTTGATACAGGATACGGCGTATTAGTGCAAGACCTATTGATAGTTGACGTTGACGCAAGAAACGGCGGCGTTGAATCATTCAGCAAGCTATGCAAAGACTTGGATATGGACCTTTTAAGCGAATCAGGTTTAGCAGTGTCAACGGGTAGCGGTGGCGGCTCGATGCACTTGTACTTTAAATGTCCCGATGGCGCGTATGTTCAACACACGGACAAGTACAAAGGTATTGATTTTAAAACAAGCGGCTATGTAGTTGGGCCTGAGTCTTTACATAAAAGCGGCAACGTTTACGAAGTGATCCACGGTTCGCCAGACGATATACAAGCAGCACCCGAATCACTGTTAAAAGTAATCGAAAAACCAGAATATCACAGGGCAGAGTTTAACGGGGCATCAGTTGACGTTAACGACGACGACATAAAAGATATGCTAGCCCACATCAGCCCAGATACAGACCATGAAACATGGTACAGGACAGGCATGGCAATCCACCACATAACAAGCGGTCAGGGGTTTGCATTGTGGGACGATTGGAGTTCAAGCGGTGAAAAATACCCATCAAGCCAAACATTAGAAAAACGCTGGCACTCGTTTGGCAAGTCTAGCAACCCTGTCACATTTGGCACGCTTGCTCACTACGCTGAACAAGGCGGATGGGTGTCAAAAGGTGGCGAAGTTACATTTATATCGGACTTAGAAGAAATAGAGGAAGACGACGAGATCGACATAAGCGGCGTTGATTACAATCGCCCGCCTGGTTTTGTTGGTGACCTTGCTCAGTGGATCAATGACCAATGTTTGTACCCGCGCGAGTCACTAGCCGTTTCCGCCGCGCTAACGTCTATCGGTAACATTTGCGGCCTGCGCTATATCGACGCGCAGGACGGCATGACAACAAACTTATTTGCTTTCGGCGTGGCTGGTAGCTCAACGGGTAAAGAAGCCGTACAGCAAGCATGGCTTAAAATAATGAACGCGGCTGGCATATCAGGCGCAGTACACGGCGCATTCAAATCAGAGCAAGAAGTCATAAGGAACCTTATCAGGCATCAAATGGCGGCTTATTCAGTTGACGAGCTGGGGATCACGCTTGCCAAAGTTAAGAACGCACAAAAAAGGGGCGGCGCGTCTTACTTGGAAGGCTTGATCGGCGTGCTAATGAGCGCATTCAGTAAAGCTGACGGGATCATGCCGATATCCGGCGACACCCGCGAAGAAGTCAGTAAAATATTGCAAACCGAACTAGCGGTATGCAACAAAAAGATAGACGAAAACGAAGATAAAACGGGATTTTTTGAGCGTAAAAAGCCGCAACTTGAACGCGCATTGCTAAATATTGAACAGGGCATAGAATCGCCGTTCTTATCTATTATCGGTTTTACTACGCCCGTAACGTTTAACAACCTGGTTGACTTTGAGCAAGCCACCAATGGCTTTTTATCACGCGC